CAGAATGGGCAGATGAGGGAGTACGCCGCGAAGGCTTTTCCGATGTCGCGAAATATCTCAAGGACTCTAGTTTTTCTGATGAGGAGGTAGGCAACGTTATTGATCATCGCCATATCGTCATAGTGCGAAAGGCGATGGAATATGACCGCCTCCAATCCACGGCTGGTCCCAAGATTAAAAAGCTGAAAAATAACCCGAAAATGCTAAAGCCTGGTGCCAAGACGAACACGAAAAAAGCCAAATCGTCAAAAGTAGATCAACTACGCAAGCAAGCAAAGACAACTGGCAGTCTACGGGACGCCGTTGCCTTGCTTAGAGAATCAACTTAGGAGACTAAATCATGGCAGTAGCCGCAGGAACAACTAAAACCTATGACCGCGTAGGTATTCGCGAGGATTTAACCGATCTAATATCAAACGTAGATCCGGTAGAGACCCCGTTTTATTCAAATTGCGGAAAAACGGAAGCTAAAAATACTTATCACGAATGGCAGACCGATTCGTACCGGGCAGCTAGTGACGCTAACGCAAAGCTTGAGGGCGATGACGCCGCAGCCGTTGATCGTGCGCCACGGGTTCGCTTAGGCAATCATACGCAAATCTCTTCAGAGGTTGTTTTAACGTCTGGTACAGCTCGCGCTGTAAATGAGGCGGGTGTAAGTGATGAGCACCTGGAGCAGCTTGTTAAAGCCGGTATAGAGATTAAGCGTGATATGGAAGTACAGCTTTTATCTTCTCAGGCTAAAAATGCGGGCAATTCAACAACAGCGCGTGTATCGGCTGGCGTCGGGTCATGGATTAGCTCTAATTTTAGTGGTGGTACTGGTGCTGTAGCTCCTACGGGTGATGGCTCCGATAGTCTTACTGCTGGTGCTGATCGCGCCGTAGCAGAAAGTCACTTAACCGAAGTAATGCAGGATATTTTTAATGCGACAGGTAAGCGTGATGGCTACATGGCCATGATGCCTGCTGATATTAAATCAAAAATAACCACAAATTATAGCGGTCAGGTCACACGCTACACAAACGTGGATGCAAACAGTCGCGCCCCGATCATTGGTGCTACCGACTTTTATATCTCTGACTTTGGAAAGGTCGAATTTGTGCCAAACGTCTTCATGACAGCCAAATCAACATACATTCTAAAAAAGGACACCTGGAAGGTGGCTTACTTGCGAGGTATGAAGAACGAGAAATTGGCTAAGTCTGGTGACGCAGATAAAGAGCAGATTATTTGTGAGTATGCGTTGCAGTGTCAGAACGAGAAAGCCAATGGTCATATCGCGGCACAAAGTCCAACGTTATAACCATTAATCAATAACTATTTAGGGCGGCTTAACGGTCGCCCTTTTTTTTGGAGAAAATTATGGAATCTTTTATTGAGACAATCCCACGCCAAGGCGGTAATGAAACCCGCGAATATTTTGCAGACAGAGACACGACGAAGGTTCGTGATGGCTGGTTCGTTTTAAAAGTTAAGTCATTTAAGGACCCGCGTAAAAGTGATAAGGAAATGATCCCTGATGCTTTTGTGGACGGCCTCAGATTTAAGCCAACACAAGAGTTCCAATGCCACCCTGACCACGCCAAGATTTTGGTTGAACTTTCTCAGGTCGAGGTTGTTAAAGCGCCTAAGAAAAAAAAGAGCAACGAGACGCCTAAGATGAAAGGGGCTGCTTGATGAATGGGTGCAAGCTAATCAGCAGAAACTACCACACTAATACAGAAGTATGGGTGGAAGAGGTGGGCGAATACGTGCACGTGCACCACTGCAAGATTAGTGAGTCACCCGTAATAGCGCTCATGAAGCACAACCAGAAAGAAAGAGATAAGGAAGCGCGCTGGGGTGATGGCAAAGTTGCCGCCAGCGTTGATCCATTCACGATGAATAAGTTGATTCTTGAGGGTCGCGCTAATGACCCTGACGATATGAAAAAGTGGCTGAATAAGCCGAGCAATAAACATTTTAGAACGATGAAAGGTAAAATTTAATGCCTCTGAGTAACTACGATGAAATCAAAGCAAGCATAAAGGAATGGACCGAGCGAGATGACTATACAGACCTTAATTTAGCAGACTTTATTCATCTGGCAGAAGTGGACATTAATCATTTATTGCGTGTGCGTGAGATGGAGGAAAGGGCAGTTTTAACCACCACGCCTAATTATCCTTACGTTAGTCTGCCTGATCGGTTTATTGAATTTCGTCCGGGCGCTGATGCTTTCAGCTTAACGGAGGGTGTGGGGGTGCAGAAAGCACCAGGAGTACCTGTTCACTACACGATTATTGGTAAAGAATTAATGCTCTACCCGACGCCGGACAAGTTTTATGAAATCCCGGTGATCTACTACGCCGAGACACCACATTTAAGTGACGAAATTCAAGAGTCAGTTCTAACCAAGCACCATCCAGATATTCTTCTATCAATGTCCTTAGCTAAGGCGTGGGCATTTTCATTTGAAGAAGGGCGAGCTATTCAGCATAGAGATTCAGCAGTTAACAAAATACAGAGCGCGAATCGCGAAAGTAAGCGGTCGAGAATAGGCCCAACGCCTCGCATGAGCAGACATGGGTTAGCTCGTGTTTGAGGAAAAGTGGGGAGCGTGGGCACCAGATCAAAGGAACCGATTAAACCCCGGCGCCACCGTTGCTAAGAACGTCTATCCCGCTTTAGATTCTTACTTGCCTGTTAGTAGTCTCTCTACGTCAACTTCAGCGTTAGCTAGTCGCGCCCTGGGTGGCGTCACAGTTAGAGATAGATCAAATGGCGTTTACGTCTATGTTGGCACCAAAAACGAAATTTACCGGATTACAGATAGCCCAAGCGTCTCAAGCGATGGATATACAACGGCAGAAAATGACCGCTGGGAGTTTGTTACATGGGGTGATCAGGTTATTGGGACAAATTACAGCGACCCGGCTCAGGTTTCAGATATTGGCGGTGGTGGGTTCACGCCTTTGGGCGGCTCGCCTCCGAAATCAAAGACTATTGCGGTCGTCAAGAATCAGGTTGTTTTGGGTAATATTAATGACACTCTCGACGGGTTAAAACCGGGTCGTATCCATTGGTCCGCTATAAACGATCCTACGGGGTGGACGCCTGGTAATTCTCAGAGTGATATTCGCGACCTGAAAGGGGATGGCGGCTGGATTAAAAAGATCGTTGGTGGTGAGTTTGGAATCATCTTTCAAGAGCACGCGATATGGCGCATGACCTATGTTGGCGCCCCTGTTGTCTTTCAGCTTGACAAGATTGAGTCCTCGAGAGGTACGCCCGCTGGCGGGTCAGTGGTTAATCATGGCCGCATGATTTACTTCTTAAGTAAGGACGGCTTTTACATACTAGAGGATGGCGTTAGATCAAGAAATATCTCATCTGAAATCTGTTCACGATTTTTTTACGCCGATGCCGATAGATCAAAGTTTGACAAAATCAGTGCGGCAATTGACCCGGTTAAAAACCTGGTGTTCTGGGCTTATCAACGCAAAAACTCGCCCGATGATTGCCTAAATCGCGTCCTAGTCTACAACTGGGTCACTAAACGATGGTCTTACCTTGATTTATGCTTGGATATGATTATGTCCTCAGCAACGTTCTCTAAAACGCTAGAAGAGCTAGACAGCTACGGCACGTTGAACGACTTACCCGCCTCATTGGACTCTGATATATGGCGTGGCGATAACTTATCTCTAGCAGGCATTAACAACAAGCATGAGTTTGGCTACTTCACAGGTCCCGCTATGACTGCGGTCTTGGAGTCAAAGGAGTTCGGCTCAGACGACCGCCAAATAGTAAACATGTTTCGTTCTTACACCGAGGGCGCAGGCCAGCAAACCATTGAGGTACTTTCACGTAACGCACTGAATGAGCAGCCTAAAAGCAGTGGCCCTGTCTCTCCTAACGATCGAGGCCGCGCCCATTTTAGGTCTAACGCTCGTTTTCATCGAGTGAGAGAAACCATTGAGGGTGGCTTCACTCATGCGTCTGGTGGCTTCGTGGAGGTTATCGAGGGTGGTGGCCGATGAATGAGGAGCCAATTGTACGCAAGGTTAGCGAATTAAACCCCGATACAGGGTTTCACGTTTCTCAATGCGCAATTGCTATTAATCAAATAGCAGATCTATTAAACGGTGGGTTGGTCCTTGAATCTGAGAGCGGCCAGCGCTTCCGTCTAATTGTGAGTGACGGCGGTGTGGTGAGCGTTGAAAGCTTATGAGATACGCGCTTAACAATATTCCATCAAAAGATATAGACGAGGTTTGGAGTGAGGCTGGCCCTATTTTGCAGCGTGCCCTAGATCATATGGGGCGCTATACATTAGAGAGCATTTACGAAGCGATTATTGAACATGGTATGCAGCTTTGGTTGATTACTAATGAGCAAGAAATTAAGGCGGTAGTAGTTACTAGCGTGGTCGATTATCCATTAAAGAAGGTGCTAGATATTACTTTTGTTGCTGGTGATGGCGCAAAGGAATGGATTGAATTTATTGCCGCCTTTGAATCGATTGCGAAAGAGAAGGGGTGTAGTGAGATTGATTGCTCTGGTCGGAAAGGGTGGGGCAAGTTGTTACCTGATTATGAAGAAATGTTTGTTGGATTTAGACGAAAACTAGAGGTTCATTAATGTCAAAACCTAAAGCACCGAAGCCTGCCAAGGTCGATAATTCCCCGTGGAAGGAGCAGCAACCCTATTTTTTAGGCGATGAGTCTAGAAATATTGCGGGCAT